ATACATGCCTTTTGCAGAAAATCCTACTGAATTCTTTGGTAAATCAGTATGTGAACTTACTTATAATCAAGTAAAATTACTTATTTATGCTAGATTTTTCAAGAATGTATTTCAGCAGAATGATAAAATGCCTCAAGAAATTAAAAATGATCCTGATAAGATCATTGATTACGTCAATGCAAATGAAAATGCTAAAAAAGCTATAGAAAATAAAAATAATAAAGAAAACCAAGCTACTTCTATCGTTGGAGCGACTTCCGAAGATCTTGAATATATAGGTTTGAAGGCTAAAGGTCAAAAAACTCTTTCTTTAGCTGATGAGGCCAAGAAGAAAGGTGGTTCATTAAGTATGGATGATATGATGAAAATATTCGGATAATCAATAATTTAACGTGTAAATAAGAAATATGGCAGTTCAAATTAATGTCGCGGCCAATCAAGCAGCATTAACAGCTTCTATTCAAGCTGGTGTTCAAGCGTATAATCAAAGATTCGCTCAGAATAACCAAATTAATCTAAGCATTAATCAACGAGGTTTTTCTCAACCACTAGGAAGAATCACTGGTGATGTTAAAGACTTCGAAGCTGCGCTCGCTGCTTCTAATGCTCGCGTTATTGCATTCGGCGCTTCTACTGCTGTTCTTGGAGGTGTAATTCGCAGTTTCAAGGAATTAGCTAATGTAACAATTGAAGTTGAAAAAAATCTTGCAGATATTAATCGCGTATTCGGATTAACTACAAGTCAGTTGCAAAAATTTAGTACAGATTTATTTAATGTAACTAAATTAACAGCTTCTTCATTCGATGACGCTTCTAAAGCCGCTCTTGAATTCTCTCGTCAAGGTTTGAAAGCTGAAGAAACTCTTCAAAGAACAAAAGATGCATTGACATTAACAAGATTGGCGGGAATTAGCACTGCAAATGCTGTTGATGCATTGACATCTACCGTAAACGGATTCGCTGCAACTGGAATTTCTACCACTCAAATTTTAAATAAGCTAGTTGCTGTAGAACAAGATTATGCTGTAGGTGCAGGAGATTTGGCCGAAGCTTTGTCTCGTACAGGACAAGCGGCGCAAGAAGCAGGTGTTAGTCTTGATCAATTGAACGCATTGGTCACTTCAGCTCAACAAAGTACAGCAAGAGGTGGCGCGGTAATTGGTAACGCATTAAAAACAATTTTTACTCGCTTACAACGTACTGATACTTTAGATCAATTAGAAGCTTTTAATATTTCTGTAAGAGACGTTCAAGGTAATATCTTGCCAGCCGTCCAAATATTACAAAACTTTGCTGGAGCTTATAAAGGTTTAGCTGATGCTCAAAGAGCGCAATTGTCAGAACAAGTTGCAGGTGTTTATCAAGTTAATATCTTAAAAGCAATTGTTAATGATTTAAATAAATCACAAGGCACATATGCTGGAGCTTTACAAAGAGGCGCAGCGGCAACAAATGAAGCTGAAGTAGCAACTGCAAAATTGAATCAAACTCTTGATGCTTTATTAAAGCAAACTGCAACTTCTACTCAACAATTAGCTAATAATATTGGAAAAGTAACATTTGAGCCATTGGCTAAGTATGGAACTGAGCAATTAAAATCTTTTATTGAATCGTTGAATGAAGTTCTCGAAGGAGAAGGGGTTGGTTCTACTTTTGCAAATGGTTTATTAAAAGGTATTCGTAATGTAATAGCTGGTCCCGGTGCTATTGCAGCTTTCTTTACGCTTTTTAAGTTAATACAAAATTCTTTTACTTATCTGAGTCAGGCTTTGCCTCAGATTGCTGGTATAACGACTGAAACACAAAATAGAAAAAATATTGAACAATCTATTTTGCAAATTATGCAGCAACAAGGACCTGTTTCTCAGGCTCTCGCTGGAACAATGGGTAATCAAGCTGCACAAGCTCAATTATTACTTCAGTTAGCTAGACAACAAACAGCAGAGTATCAAATGCAAACTACCCTTGCTAAACAACTAGCTGTTCAATTAGCTGGACAAGGAGTAAGAGTTAAAGGTTCTGGTGGATTACAAGTTACACGCGCAGGTGGATACATTCCTAACGCAACAAAAATGGCTGAAGTTGTTGGCGCACAAGCTGGTGGATATACTCCCGGTAGAGTCGTTTCATCTCCTGTTGGTGGAGTGATGAATACAGCAGAAGATGTTAAATATATTCCCGGTTTTGCTCAACCTTTTATTAATCCTCCTGCTGGATCAAAAGCTGGCCGCGCACATAGACAAAATGCTATAAATAGAACAGGTGTTGATCCATATATGTATAGTGGATTTATACCTAATTTTGCTGAAATTTTAGATGTCGCAGCTAGACCATATGATGTAAAAGATGGAGATACTGTTACAGCGGATGCAACAATAAAAAGAGTTAGAGATTTTCGTTTAGAAAAAGTAGATGCTGTTGAAAGTAATCAAAGATGGGGTTTAGCAGCTAAAGGACTTGCTTTAAAATACTATCCTACAGCAGAAAAATTTGCTCCCGCTATTAATGCTACAGGAAAAGCCGCTTATGATAGATTAAGTTTTATTTCTAATGAACTATCTGAAGGATTAATATCTAAAGGTTATGGTGTTCCTGATTTAAGATATGTAGATGAAAAAGATTTAATAGATAAAACTTTAAAAGCTAAAAAAGCTAAAAAAGGTCTATGGCAAGAAATAGATTCACAAGGCAATTACGCGCATCCAAAAGCTATTCAATTTTTATCTCAGTCAGATATTGCTGCGAGTGATAAAGAACTAGAAGATAAAAAAGATGCAATGTATAAAGTAGCTAGAGCTGGAAGAAAAAAATTTGGTGATTTGAGCGTCTTTTCAGGTTTTATTCCTAATTTTGCTCCTCCTACAAGTGCAATAAGAATTCCTTGGTTTAAAAAATTTGGTAATCCTGCTTTTGATGCTATTCAACCTGCTTTGGGAATATCTAAAGCAAGTGATACAGAAACTTTTAGACAAATCAATTTCAAAAGCACTGCTGAAGGAGCAGATGAGAGAGGAGACAGTAATATATTTGCTCCATTATATGAGGATTTTGCATTCAAAGCAATGCAATTAGTTTCTCAACCAAATGTAAAAAACGATTTGATAAGAGGCTATGTATTACAACCAGGAACAAATCAAAAACAAGCGGCGTTAGATGCTGGGTTAAAAGAATTTGGTATAGGCATAGAATATAAAGGCTATCCAAAAAAGAATTTACCAGGAAGTATTACTGGCGAATTAACAAGAAAATACGAAACACTATCCAAATCTAATCCCGCAGCAGCCGCAAAATTAAAAGAATTAATTATTGCTTTTAATGAAGTAGGTCATGAAAATCAAATACCTTCAGAATTAGGTAAAAAACTTTTTGGTCCTTTAGCTGGTACGAGTTATTCTCAAATGACCAAAAATAGCCCTGATCTTGTAAAAGGATTGTCCGCAGAAACAAATAGTTTATTAAATAGTTATGTAAAAAATCCTGCGTTTTTAGCAATGGCTGCTGCAAGTGGTTTTATTCCTAATTTTAATGGAAAAAAAGTTAATGCTAATTTTTATAGAACAAAAACTGGTCCTGGAGATATATTTCCCGAAGAAGGAACTGGATTAAGTGGCACTAATGCCAGAAAACCCGGTGAGAGATTGTATGGTTATATGTTAGAAGAAGCTTGGAATAATATGGTTATGTCCATATTAGGAAATAATGTATTTATACCTGACGCTTCTTCAGTAAATCCCAGATTAGTAGGTGATGTTAATGAAGCTGCTCAACGTTCTGCTAAGTCAGCAGCTTTAAATTTATCTAGCGCGGGTAGAACTACTTCATTAGGACTTGGAAGGGGAATGAGTGAAAACTTTGGAAATTCAAGATATGTTCCAAATCCTGATGCTGTTTATACTGGTAAAGTTTCTGGTAAAATGAAGAAAGTTAATTACGATAGACTTTCTAAAGTTTTAGGTGTTTTTTGGTCTAGTAATCCAGAAACAAAATCTGCTTGGGATTTTCTTAAAAATTACGCTGAATCTGGTAAGTTTGTAGACAAAAAAGAAATTAAATCAAGAACAGGTTTGTTAAGAAAATCTTATGAAGATTGGTTAATTAAAAATAGTTATATAGGTACTCAGGTTAAATTATCTGATTATCGTAAAAGAGCAGAAGGAGTAGGAGCAGTTAATTATGCAGCTTTAAGATCTGATTTGGCTGGTGTTTCTAATCTTCAAAATCTTGGCGAAATGGAGAAATTGAAAAAATACAAAGAACAAGGAATTTTCTATGGCGATTATAAAAATAATAAAGCCATGTACGATAAGATGGGGCGTTGGACATATAATGCTGCAAGTAAGAAAATGATTTTGAATTCAGCGTCAGGTTTTATTCCTAATTTCGCTTATAAACAAGCAGTAATGGGCTTAGAAGAAAGCATGAGCGGCAATAAAGCTATCTTCGATACAAAACCTTTCCCACACATTAGAAACAGCAGTCAACCAACATTTAGTTCCGCAATAGCTGATCATGGCGGTTTAAGTAATGCATTGAGTGATTCAATGAGAGGGCAAAAAGCTGCTGGCTTAATGAGTGGAGGATTTGTGCCTAATTTTGGAAAAAAAGGTAGAGGTGGGAAAAAGGGTAAAAATACACAAACTAATGCTCCTGCATCAATGTCTGATGATGATATTGCAAAAGCAATAGAAAATTTAATAAATACTATTCAAAATGCAGATGAGCAAATGGGATTATTTGAAAGCATGTTTGGAGGTAGAACAAAACTTATAGATACCGAATTAGGTAAATTAAAAAATGCCCTTACTGCTGGAGGCGTATCTGGTCAAAAACTTGATGCTGCAATGAATAAAGCTTCCAAAGAAATAAATAATCAACAGAGTAAATTTGCCAAGAGTTTAGCTTCGGCGAGTACTGCTATTTCGATTGCTGGTCCAATGATCGCTGGATTGGCCGAACAAGCAGTATTTGGAAATAAGAAAAGAGAAGATATGACAACTGGTGAACGTCAAGCTCAATCTGGTTTAAGCACTGGATTAACAGCTATTACTACTGGTGCTGGTATAGGTGCTGCTTTTGGTCCTGTTGGCGCAGCAATAGGTGGAACAATAGGAGCTTTAATTGGTCTAAAAAGTAGTTTAGACGCTGCTAATCTTTCTGTTGAAGAATTAACAGCTTTAAATGAAAAGCAATCACAAATAAATCAACAAAATATTCAATCAGCTTCTTCATATATAGAAAGTCAAAAACAATTAACTGATCTAATTTCAAAAGGAGCTTCTTCTACAGAGATAGAAACTGCAACAAAAAATCTTGCTTTAGGCTTTAATCAAATTAAAGATACTAATTTACAGGAAATGTTTTTAGCTGCTGGTGGTGATGTTAGTATTATGACAAAACAATTGCAAGATTATACTAATAAAGTAACAGCTGAACGAGCTTTTCAAAAAGGGCTATTTGAAAGCGGAGATGTTAATCAAACTATTTCAGATTTATCTATTAGTTTAAATGAAGAGGAGAGAAAAAATTTTATTAAAGGCTTACAAAATATAAAAGGAACAAAAAAATTTGAAGATCTAATGTTTCAGGGTGAAATGGGAACTGATAATGTCGAATCAAAAAGAATTAGAGATTTTGCTGTAACTACTGACATTTTAGGTCCGCTTTTGGCTAAAAGAAATATAAATGCAAAAACTGATAAGAATTTTGAAGCAAATATTTTAGCGGCTAATAAAAAAATAGTGGATTTGACAGATGAACAAATCGATGAATTAATTAAAGGTTTAGAGAAAAATGAATTATTAAAAGACACAAGTAAAATATTTGCTAATTTTAATAAAATAGCTACTGAATCTTATTCAGCAATTTTTGAAAGAATAGCTAATAATTTACAAAAACAAAATTTTGATCTTGAAAAACGATTTATATCAACAACTGGTGAAAATAGAATTCAAAATACAATATTAGAATTTTCTACTGGTTTTAATAGTTTTCTAGATTCTTTCTTGTCTGACACATTGGACGAATTTAGCAAATTACAAATGGCACCTCAAATTGCGACAAGAAAATATACCGAAGGCATAAATAAAATACAATTAAACAATAATAAGTTTCAAATAGATCAAGAAAAAGCAAAGAACGATTTCTTAGAAAAAAATACATCTAAGTTAACAGATATTTTTAAATCTAATATATTGCAATCGCAACAAAATGCACAATATTTTGAAAGCGCTTTGCTACCACAAATTCAAAAAGGAAATTATGATTTTAATTTGCCTCAAATACTTAATAATCTAAATAAACAAAATCTAGAAGAAGCTTTTAAAACTGTTAAAGTCGCTGGAATGAGTTCTAAAATAAATACCGCTGACTTACTAAGCGAAAGTGGTAGGGATAAGGCAAGAGCGATTTTATCAGAAAAAGCACAGGCTATAGATAAAACAGATACCGATTCTCTCAAAAATTTAAATGATGCTATAAGAGCTATAAACGCTTTATCAAAGAGTGCTGAATTCTTAACAAATACTAATGCTCAAAAATCTATTCAATATGCAACAGAAACAGCAAAACAAGAAAAAATTAATTTTGACGCTAATCAAAAATACTTAGAAGAAGAAAATCGTATTAGATCTTCATTCGAAGCGGCAAGATTAAAAGCAGAAACAGATTTATCAGTCAAAAGAGCAGAAGTTGATAAAGGCATTCTTTTGCGTTTACGAGCAATGAGAGAGTTGGTCGATGAATTACAAGTTAGATCAGCGATCAGCGCAGCAAGAGGAAGCGCTCAAGCTCAATTAACTGAGGCCAGAGTTCAAGATCCTTTTAGAATCTTGGGTCAAGGTGTTCGCTCAAACACTGAAGAAACAATCAGATTAGAAAATCAAGCGATACAAGAAAGACGTAAAGTCGAAGACGCGACTTTAAATGATCAAATACAACAAGCAGCAATAGAAATTGCAACAAGAGAAGCTAATACAACTGCTTTGGAGGGATTAACAAATGCTGTTTTTGAATTAACTAATAATATTTTGATGCAACAAATGGGAGGACAATCAAATTATGAAAGTATAAAGAGTTTTCAAAATTCATATTCAGCTATTCCAATTAGTCCAGAAGATAAAAACGCAATATATACTCCAGAACAAATCTCTGCTTACAAAGCTTATCAGCAATTACAGCAGCAAAGACCAAGTTCTTTAGGAGGATATGATTTCTCTCAATACAAAAAAGATTTGCTTAATGTTGATGCTAAAAATCAATTGACTCAACAACAAATTTCAGATATAACTAGTAATTTTGAATCAAGAGCTGCACAGCTTGGAGTTTCGCAAAGTGAAGCTGCCAAATTAATGCAAGATCAACAAACATTAAGCATTTATCAACAACTAGAAACTATTAGAAACAGAGCTTTAGTATCTAAAACTAAAGAATCAGATAAAATAGCTGAAGACACTAAAGCTTTACAAAATAGATTAATAAAAGAAAAAGATATTTTGGTTATACAAAGAGATATTGGAGATCGAATTAAGAAAAATACTGATGAATACAAGAGAATGCAATCTACATTCGGTGGCAACTTTGTAATTGGTGTGGCTAGTTTAAGAGGTCAAAGTGAAGAGCTAATAAATACTTTAGGAAGAGATCTGCCTAGAATGTTTGGTGATGGTTTGGTAGACGGAATAAAAGCAGCAATTCGCGAATCAAATAATTTAGGAGAAGCTTTGATGGGGATAGCTTCAAAATTTCTTGATGAAATGAGTACGATTATGATGAGAAGTGCAATATATGGATTGTTAGGAAGTTTTGGCATGAATATCCCAGGAATAAGTAATGCAGCAGCCGCTGGAGGTTTGAAACAAAAAGGAGGATACATTCGCGCTCAATCTGGTATGTATATTTCTGGAACTGGTTCTGGAGATAAATATCCAGCATTGCTAGAGAATGGTGAATATGTATTAAATAGAAATGCAGTAATGGCGATGGGTGGTCCTGCTGAAATTGATAAATTAAATTTTAGCATGGCTCCAAGATTTGCATCTGGAGGTTCTTTTTCAAAAGAATTTACTGATTTACAATCTATGGAAGCGGGTATGACTACTGCTGGTCTTGAAAATAGTCAAGTATATAACGAATTAAGAGATATAGAAAGACAAAAACAAGAACAAAAACGTCAAAAAGATAGACAAAGAAAACAAATGATTGCTGGTATTGTAGGTTCTTTAGCGGCGGCAGCAGTTAGCTTTGGTTTAACTAAAGGCATGTCTAATTTTAAATCTAATGCTGAGGCGGCTGGAGCGCAAGATTTTGCAGAGTCTGGAACAGCTACAATGGTTGGAGCAGGATTAAGAGCATACGGAGATACTCCTCAAATGTATGCTGAAACAGGTCTTACTCCTAGCGATGTATCTAAATATAACACATATACTGGTAAGAATTTAATAAATCCATATACTGGTGGATATACAGGAGCGGAAAGTTATTCTGGAATTAGATCTTTCTTAAGATCTCCAAAAATGCCTGGCCGCAAACAATCAGGAGGTTTAATTGGTTCTCGTTTATCTGATACAATTCCAGCTTATGCTGAAGGAGGATTATATAATAATCCAATAGTTAAAAAATATGGTGTTGGTTTACAAAATGGAGGAATGGGTTCATCTGTTAATAACTCTAATGTTGTAAATAACAGTAATGCCACCAACTCTTTTAACTTTAATACTAATGTAAATAGAGATGGTACTATTGAAGTTGGCTCTAGCTCAACAAGTTATAAACAGCAAGATGTTGAATTATCACAAAATTTAAATAATAAGATATATGGAGCAGTGTTAGGAGTAATAAAAGATCAGCAACGATTTGGCGGATCTTTAGCAGGAACTCGTAGAGCAACATAATGAAAAACGCCGCATTAAATTACGAAAATATTTTTTACCTCAATGGTAATGCTATTTCTGGTATACAATCTATAGAGGGAAATTACTCTATAAATTATGGGCCAATTAATACAATAGGTGTTGGATATAATAAACAAATAATGGCTGATGTGCCTAATGCCACATTTAATGTTCAAAAATATTTATTATATAATGAACCATTTTTACAATATACTGGTGAAAGCATATCTAAACAAGCTAGAATTTTTGCTGGTAGTATAAATTACTTTGGCAAATCATTTGGTTTTAAGACTGGATGCGTTAATAATTTTAATTTGCAATGTTCTGTGGGAGAAATTCCACAAACGTCAATAGATATACAAGTATTTGGAGATATAGGTAAGAGTACTTCTGCTTCTGGTAATTTAGGCGCTCCATATATAAGCGTTCCACAAGTTAAAGATATTATTTTAACTTGTAGTGGTTCTTCTACAAATAGAATAACTCAATTTAATTATTCTATCAGTTGTCCAAAGAAGCCAATTTATTTATTGCAGCCATCAGGCGTAAGTGCTTCAGGGCCGGGATATAGTTATCCTTCTGATAATTATGCATATATTCCTAATGAAATATTATTAGAATTACCTATTGAAATAGACGCTTTATTTACAATGGAGGTAGATGATTATGAAAGCAAAAAATTATATGATCAGATGAATAATGATATTGATTATAGTTTTAGTATAGAAGTTCGTGGAAAAGTTTTTAAAAATCTTACTTTAGGTGAATTAGACTTATTTGCTTTAGAAGCTTCTAATGGAATTTCTTTATTCAAACAAACATTTTCAAATGTCAAATTAGTGTCTCAAAATTATAATTCGTCAGCCGATGATGTTTTAAGTGTAAATTTAAGTTATAAAGGATATTTAAATAGTTAATATGAGTACGCCATTAGCATCATTGACAGAAATTTTAGCATCGAACGTCGTATCTAGTGATATATTTTATATTACAGATTCGACATCTACTAATACATATAAGATTTCTAGAGATGAATTATCTAAAGCTTTTACTGGTTTTACCGCTCAAAATACCAGTGGTTTTACTATTTTTGAAAGTGCTGGATCTAATGGGTTATCAGTAAGCGGGTCAAATGCTTTTGTAGGAATAAACGATAGAACTCCATTTGTATCATTGGATGTAAATGATAATTTATCAGCTTCTAATGGTTCGGGGCAAATAAGAATATCAACAATCAATTCTGGAAGAAAAATAAGTTTTTCGATATCTGATCCTAATGTTTACTATCAGTTTGCAAAAAAATCAAACGACTCTAAATTATATTTAGAATCGTCTGTTGATGGTGGAGCGAATTTTACAAATTTAATGGTTTTTGATCAAAGCGGAAATTGTGCTTTGCATGGAACTACGGGATCTTTGACTCAAAAATTTTTAGTAAGTGGAGAATTTGTAGAATTTCAAAATTCTGGTAATTCAATTATTTTTGATCCATATGATGGAGAAATAAGAACTAGCGCTTCAGATGAGCCTTTATTATTAAATTATAGTAATTTAGGAAATGTCATATTAGGTTCAGATGCTGTTTTTGTTGATAATGATTCAGTTGATCCAAAAGTTGGAATCAATACTACTAATCCAACAGCTACGCTTACCGTAAGCGGAGCAGGACAAACAACTAAATTAGAAAGCAATACTAATGTTTCAGTTTTAGGTTTAGGAAATACTGTAGATTCTGGATTTTTTGGAGTTGTAAATAATAAAACTTTTTTTGGTCCTTCGTCTGGTGGATTAAGTATTTATAATGTTGTATACGATCATAGTAGTGAAGGATTGCTTGGTGTAGGAACAACGGGTCCACAATATAAATTAGATATAACTTCTGATGCTTTAAATACAGTAGCTCATTTCAGCAATACTGGAACTGCAAAAACATGTGAAGTAATTATAGCTGCAAATAAGGCTTTAGGTGGAGCAGATACTGGTCCAAGAAATTCTTTATTAACTTTTTCTAGATATGATGCCGCTATAGATACAGATAAATGGTCAATAGGAAATATTTATGTTGATCCAACTTTTGGAGGTTCTGATGATTTTGTATTTATAAAAAATGGATATTATGGAGCAAGCCCTAACGTTGTGGCTAAATTGACTAATGTCGGAGATTTTGATATCGATGGGAAATACACTACAAATGATTCTTATTGCAAAGGTCAGTTTGTTCAAGTTTATAGCAGCAGATTGACTGGAACAGCAAACATTTATATAGATCCGTTTGGGGTTAATGGTTCATCAACAATATCTAGTGGAAATTTCAATACTAATTCTCCATTTGGTGTTTCTATGTATAATGGAAAATTAGAAAGATTAATGGCATTTACATCAGATGACATAAGTGGAGAAAATGTAATTTTTCAATTTTATGCGATAACTCCAGCAACAACTAGTGTTAATGGTTATAATAATATTGGTACAACTGGAGACACGGCAAACGTTAAATGCAGTGGAACATTTACATTGTATGGAAATCAAGTATCACAATTAATATTTCCAACTTTTGGACTATTTAACTCTGGCCAGTTATTGCAATTTAGATTATTTAAAGACGATTATACTGAATTGACATATCCAGTTACTTTAACAAGCTCAATGAAATATACAATTGTTTAATGAGCAAATTCATAAAATATGAAAATTTAGATTTTAGGATAAATAACGATGTTTTTTATTCTACTTCTGTTGAGATTTCGATTCAAACTAATATAGAACCAGTATTATTATCTGATGGTTCATTATTGAGATACGCTCCTCAAGATACTATTATTGGTTCATTGACCACTGAATTTTTTTTAACTGGATCTTTTCCAAGTTATTTAGTTCCAACTAGTTCTACTGAAGATTCTATTAATGCTATTTTCGCGGGAGTTGAAATAAATAACTGTTATTTAAAAAGCATTTCTTTCCAAGCGTCTCAGTTTTCCCCGATTTCTTTAAATGTTGAATTTGATTGGTATGGGCAAATTAATACTAAAGATAGCACAAATAATCTCAAACCTTTCTATACGACAAGAAATGCAAGTTTAAGTCAGATATCTCATTCTAATAGATCTTATATTAGTGATTTAACAAATGTTTTTGGTTTTTCAGAAATATTTGGATTTCAATATTCTGAACAATGCAATAGAATTCCATTTTTTAAAAATGGTGAAATAGTTCCTTTTAGAGTAGCGAAGACAAATAAAACAAAAAACGTAACAGTTGATGGAAATTTCTTTAAACAAAACAATGTAAATAGTATAGAAGGAAAAGATGTTAATTGTGATTTATTTTTAAAAGATTATAATAATACATTATTAAATAATTTTAACATTTCTGGTAAAATAGAATCTAGAGGTTTATCTGTTAGTAATAATGGGATTTTGCAAAGCAAATTATCTGTGATGCAACGTTTGGCACCGTTAAGGAGTTCATTATGAGCAAATTTTTAGATACGCAATTTTCAATTACAGGAATAAAGAATTTTGATATTCCATCAAGTTATAGTAAATATGATTTGGTAGATTTTGAATATTATACGGGCGATGCTAAAGATCCTAGAAACTTAAGTGGATTATTTGCTTGGTTCAATATTGATGATCTTAATAATTTAGAATTTGATGTTTCTGGTAAAGTTTATAAATGGTATAATTCTGCTCCAGGTCATGAAGTAGCTCAAGATTTGCATAATACTGAAAACATAATTTGGAAAAAACCAACGTATAATAAAAATAATAATTCAGTAACATTTTCTTCAAATCTTGCTAAATATCAATATAGTGATCTATATACGACAGGAAGCACTAATCCTGGAGACACACATTTTAAAGGATTTTCAGATGCTGATCGTTGCTGGTTTTTAGTTTATGAATTTGAAGATTTAAGAAGAGGAGATTATGGTCAAAGCGTTAAACCAAATATATCTTCAATAATAAATACTTTTTACACGGGCGCATTATCTTATGGTTTTATCGGTGTTTCTGGAAATAATGAAATTTATAGTTGGAACTCTAGCGTTCCAAAATCATCACAGCAATTTGTTATAAATGTGAATGCTGCCGCCGAAAATTCTCCTAATGTTTTAAATTCTGCGTTTTCATCTGCGAAGCTAATTAAAAATAAAAATATACTTTCAGTAATAAAAAATAATACATCTAATAATTTAAGGGTAAGGAATAATGGTTTTGAAGTTCTAAATACCACTTCCGCTCAGTATTTTCCATCAGGAGCTACAAGTTTGAGACTTGGGCTGGCGGGAAACACTCATTCGTCTAATAATGATTTGTACAATTATGATGCTGCGAATATTTCTTATTATGAAATTCTAGGTTTTTCTAAAGTTCCAACTGATAATGATGTATTAGCAATAGAAAAATATTTATTTGAAAAGCATTTTACTAATGATGATGGTTTATATATAGCAGCTAAAGATAGTTTCACGGCTTCAAGTTATAATTATTCTCCAATTAATATAAGTGGATCTGAATATTTTACTAGAAATATAGATTCTATTTTTAATAAAACTTATGGTTGTTCTGCCGCCTTTAGCACTAAAGCTCAAAGAGTTGATTATGGTGATGGATATGTAGTAAATGTAATAACAAATATCAATAATCTTAATTCAGAATTTAATTTGTCTTATGATGGTTTAACAGATAAACAGGCAAAATCTTTAATAGGATTTTTTCAAAACACTTTTGAATATACGCCTAAAGCAATTACTGACTCATATGAAAACGTAAATATGGAATTATTTTTTCCATATAAAAATAATGCTAAAATTTATTTTTCTGATTTACAATATAATTCAGTTGAAGCTAATTTAAATAAAGTCGAAATAAAATGTGTTTCCGCCTATGATTCTAGTTTAGATTATAAAGGATTTTTAGTAACTAGCGAGAATGTAACAAGTTTATTTCAAAATAATAAAAGATATTTTTACAATGACGTTGTTTATTTCAATTCTAACGCTTCTAGCGATAGAGGATATTATTGGTTTACTGGAGTAGACAATACATTTGTAACTCATACGACAAATCCAACTGGAGCAAATAGTTTATTTACAAGATCTTTTTATTTTAAACCAGATTTAAATTTTGACATTCCGATAAATCCTAAATTCATAAAAACTGAATATGATGTATCTGCACCAGCTTTTGAAAATTATGGTATCAATAAAACATCTTTAGAGTTTACTTTCAATTATAATAATAGAAGCGATAAAGAAACAGAAGCTATTTTAAAATTTTTAGATTCCAATGCTGGTTTTAAAATCTTTGAAATGAGATTACCAGAACCTTATAATAAATTAATAGATGTATATTGTCCAGAATGGAACCATACATATAAATTTAAAAATAATCACGATATATCTGTAAAATTTATAGAATTTAAAGGCAAAACCGATTCTGACATTTTCTTTAATACATTATTAGCGCTATGACATATGTAAATTTAACAGGTAAATTCATTGGTGAATGCTTGACTGGTTTTGGCATTCATTGGCCTATAAGTATAATAAATAGTGGTAATTCAGATGTTTCTTATTCATTTAAGATAGAAAACGATGCAGATCAATTATTCTCTATTTCTGATACTTCATTAATAATAAATAATGGCGATAGTGCGGTTGTAAATGTTTTATATAAACCAGAAGAGGTAGCGTCCGCAATAGATAATACTTGTGATTTTTTAATTTATAGCGAATCGGTAGAAGATGGGACTCCAGATCCAAGTGGCGTTATTACTGTAGAAATAACTGGATCAAGAATAATAAATAATACTGGTGGACATGTAAGAAATTTAGTTGCATTAAAAAATTATGATATAACAAATTGGATAAATTATGACTTTATTTGGTCTCCACCAACTGGAACAGGAAATTTAAAAAATTATTTTTTTACAGGTTATCAATTAGATATTTCTAAAAATAATATTTTTACAAATATAGTTTTTAGTACGGGCTTTAATATTGCAGAAAACACAGATAAGAATCCTAGATTTGGTAAATATTATGGTTACAATGCCGACGAAAAAATAATAAAAAATATATCAAGCAAAGATTTTACATCTATTGATTTAGACCAAGATTATTATGCTCGTTTATACACATATAGCGTTGGTAATTCTGGTATAAATATTTTTGCTTCTGGTATTGATACTTTAAATGATCAATTATCAAATGAAGTGGTTAATGGTTTTTCAGGAGCCGCCGCTACTCGTCCAAACTTAAGGTTTTATAAGAAAATGTTAGATGTAATTGTAACGCAAGGAAATTATGTAAATTACAATTTATATCAAAAAATATTAGATTCTAATGCTGGCTCTTCTGATTTAAGTTTTTATTCAGGAATAAATATTTATTTATCTGCTGGAAGTGTTTTTTCTTCTAGTGATGAAAACAATTATGCTTTAGATTTTAAAAATGGTATTTTTCAAAACTTTACTGGTGATCCATCAAATGGTACGAATATAAATATATATATTCCTGAAAGAGTATCTATTATTGGAAATCATGGTAAAGGTGGAGATTTGGCAAATATTATTATTAATACTGAAAAACGAGCTAATCTAAAACCTATTTTTGACGCTTCTGTTTATTCCGATTCTAATGGAATGTCTGATAGTAAAAAAGGCGGAAATTCTTTAAATTTAAATAATAAAATTTCTATTCGTAATGAAACGGTTGTCAGAACGGACATAAATTATAATATTTTTATTCAAGAGTCTTCGCAAATAACTGCTGGTGGTGGTGGAAATAAAGCTGGAGTTGGAATGTTGGGTGGTGGAAATGCTTATATAGGAGTAGGTTCTGATGGTATCGAAAGAAACATAGTATATCCGATACGAGGCTCAAATAATAATCAAAATACATTTTTTTCAGTTAGATCTGCACAAAGAACTACGCTAGAAGATGTTGTTAAATTGTACTCCCCTAATCCGCAGTATGGAGAAGACGCTGTTGATAATATTATAAAATACACAGTAAAAACTAATTCATTTACAGTAAACTCTGATATTGTAGTTTATGATTCAGGTTTACCTGTACAAGAAAATATATTTACTATTCCCGACTTACAAACTAAATTTATAAAAATAAATAATAATGCGGCAAGTTCTTGCGGCTATTTAGTGAATAAATATTTAAACTCAAGTTTGAAAGTTAATTTTTATAACGATGCCGTTGTTGGTGATTATATTTTTAGATGTAATAATTCAGATTTATCAAATACCAACCCAAAATGGATAGGTAAAAATTCTCAGTCAACAACTATAGTAAGCTTGACTGGAGATGGAACATATATTGCAGATTTTGAAGGATTAGGCTATAAGGCTATGTCTTTACCAAATACAAAATATTTACAAGGATCATTTTCTTCGTCTGTTAATTGTGTTGATTTTGATTTATTTATAGTTGGTTGTTTTAAAGGAGCGTCGTATGCAGAACAAATTTTTAAAATGTTAAACTGGTATAGTTCGTCTGATAAGGTTAGTAATAAAAATGTTCTTTTGAGGCCTTTTTTAAATACAGCTTATAAAGCTTTTTCGAAAGAAAATAATGTTTTTAGTTTCTTTTTTTCATTATTGTATGATGGAGTAATATCAAATAAAGATAAAAACACTTTTTATCAAGCTACAAATGATCCGGCTTTAATTAGTTCATACTCTCAAATCTCTAAACAGTTAAATGGTTCTGGTAATTATTATCCTTTTATTTTAAATATTCAAAGATCTAATAACATATATGCAATTTTTGTAAACGGAAAAAGATATTGTATTTATGGTCTTCCTGATAAATTAAAATATATAAACGATTTGAACAATACTACTTTAGAACTAAAAAACGATGGGGGAACTTTAGATACTTATTTTTTTGATATTATATTTTATAATAGAACTTTGTATAATAATGAAAGACTTCAAATGTATAATTCTTTGAACAAACAGTATTTAAAATTATTTGCTGGAGAAACTGGTTCTTCTCTGCTTGTTGATAGTCAAATTCAATTGCCTAATATTTTTAATTTAGCAGGTAAAATAAATACACAGACATAATGAATACTTTATTTAAACTTAATAATTATGTTGTAATAGATTTATTTGAAATAGAATTAGAATCTAATGAGGGATATCTAAGATTTCATGGATCTAAAAATTTTAATAAAAATTTGATTTTTCAAAATAAAGAGTATATTTTTATTCCTTGCGAGTTTTCTCAATTTGAAACTACGTCAGATGGCAGACAAGGAAGGCCAAAAATAAAAATAGGAAATGTAAATAATTATTTTTCGAGAGTCCTTCAAGACAGAGGCGATTTGATTGGAAAAAATTTTAATAGAAAAAAGATACTAGCTAAGGATTTGGATATAGTTAATTTCACAGATGGTAAAAATCCATTTGGTGTTTCTAATTTCAATACTTATATTTCTTTTGATAAATTAATTATTAATGCAAAATTAAGTGAAAATTTAAATGAAATAGAATTAGAGTTAGTTACTAAAGTTGACGTTCAAACTTTAACTATTCCAGCAAGAAAAGTAACAAATGATACATGCTCATGGAACTATCGTTGTTATGGTTGTAATTATGGAAACACAAGAACATATAATGGTCCAAATTTAGGTGTTACAATTGGTGGAGGATTTCAAAATGTTTTAGGAGCGCCAGTTGCCGATGAAAATGATAAAATTTTTGTTAATACATATAATCAATTCTCTAATAATGGAAATTACGGTTTAACTTCTTTAACTTATAAAGCGGAATGGTTAGAAACAACTATATATAATAAAGGAGACTTTGTTTATTTGGACGCTTTATTTGACACAAATTTAGAATCAGAAGAAGCTATTTTAGCTCCATTAAATCGAAATAAAAATTATTTTGTTTGTATTGCTGATGGTGTTGTAAATAAAAATCCTTTAAAAAATACTGATGTTTGGAAACAAGATAAATGCTCTAAAACTTTACAAGGGTGCAATCTTAGATTTGGAAATAATACAGCCAGAGCTTTTACAGATGGTTTAACATATCTTCCGTTTGGTGCGTTTCCAGCAACCTTTCCTTTTAATAATGAAACTACCAAATCAAATATGTGAAGAAATTAAAAGATATTGTTTAAATAATAAAACTGTAGAAGTTTGCGGCTTTGTTGTAAAAAAAGATGATTTGATTTCTTTCATTCCAGTTGATAATAAACATCCAGATAAAGAGAATTTTTTTCTTATATCTCCAGAAGATTATTTGAAAATAAAAAAACAATATGTTATCTTGTTTTTATTTCATAGTCATCCTTTGGACGCGCCGTTTTCTAATTTCGATTTAAAATATCAAAAATATCATAATATAAATATGTTATTATATAATGTAGCCGCAGATTTGTTTCAAGAAAAATGTGTAAATATAGATTAATATGGTAAACGTCAAACTTCATGGTGTTTTTGAAGAATTCGTTAAAACAGATTGGCTTTTAAACGTCAAAACTGTTGGAGAGGCTTTTGAAGCTATAGAGGCTAATACTAATAAAATGTTAACAGCTTTAGGTAGTATGCAAGAATATTTAACACATTTTATCATATATGTTGATGATAAAATTATGCCTCCAGAATATTTAAACTCTCCTATTTTAAAGAAAAATTCAAAAATTGAAGTGGTTCCTGTATTAATGGGTGCAATTCCTGGCCTAGATCTTCTTATTTATCTTGTTATATTATTAATTGCTATGGGTATTCAAATGTTGATAACTCGTTTGATGTCTCCAAAAGCTCCAAAAGATATAAAAAATAATTCTAGAATGTTTTCTGGATATGAAAATGTTACAAAACGCAATGTGGCTATTCCTATTGGATATGGAAGATTGAAGATTGGAAGCGTTGTTGTGTCTAATGATTTACAAATAAAAGCGGTAATCGATAATCCAGCAAATGCAATTGGTTCAGGTAATACTTTCATTGGTGGAGGAGCTATAAATAATAATAAAATAAAATAATAACATGCCTAGTTATAGAGATAATATTAATAGTTTAGCGGACGCTCCTTCGACTGAAGAAGGTCAGGGCTTAATAAATTATAGTATAGAAAAAAATAGCAATGGCTCTTTTACTATTACCACAAATGGAACATCTGTTACTAGTACAGTTGCACCAAACGGAAATTTAAATTTAAATGCTGGTCAGATTAGCGCAAGCCAAATAAATTCAAGCACAAATCAACAATTTAATAATGTAAAAATCTATTTGAATGAAAATTTATATGGTCCGATTAGTTTGGCTGGAAGTCCATCAGATAGCGCAAGAAATAAAACTTTAGATGGTGAAAGTTTGTATATTAGTTCAGATTTATTATGTGAAGGGCCAATCGAAGGATTGGTTGATCCAGATGGATCGACGTTAAATTATTTATCGTTAAGTTCAAATATTCCTGATTCTAGTTCTTCATTGGCTTATGGAATGTATTATAACGATACTCCAATCAGAGATAAAAAAACTAATTTTTTAAATTTTTCGGCTGCTAATTTTTTAATTTCTTACGGTCAGGAAGTAGATAATTTAAATAGTACGCCAAGTGCAGTTTATAGTTATGGTTCTAGAGTTTATGATCTAGATACAGATCCTGGTATTACTGAATTTAAGCTTTATCAATTTGATGAAGCTTTATTTACAGATTCACCATCCAACGCTTTGCAACAAAAATTAATAAATGCAAGAAATATATCAAGAAATTTTTCACATTACGTCAAAAATAAATATGTTACTAATGCGACAGTAAATATAAAAGTCGATAATTGTTTTTATATTGGTGGAGAAGGAAGCACATATAGCAATCATTTAAGATTTGTAGTTTGTGTAACTGATTTGTCTATTAGATCTAGAGTTTATTATTTCTTTCAAGGTTATTTCGTGGTCAAAGGAAGTCCAGCTTTGATTCCTATAGAAATTCAATTTGGAAAAAAAATTGATCTAAAATCAAATAATCCAGAATATATAATTAACGTTTATAGTGTAGAAAAAAGATTATCAGCTTCAGATGAAAAAACTAATAATTTTGCAAAAGAATTTTATGTTGATTCTGTAGTTGAAAGAGTTGGATATAGATTTTCTTATCCGTATTCAGCAATATGCGAAAATAAAATAAGCTCTAAACATTTTTCTAGTGTTCCAGTAAGAAGTTTTGATTGTAAATTATTAAAAATCAAAGTTCCTGAAAATTATGATTCTGATATTCGTGAGTATATCGGTGATTGGAATGGTAATTTTAGTAAAACTTTAAAATGGACCGATAATCCAGCTTGGATATTTTATGATTTATGTTTGAATAGTAGATATGGACTTGCTAAAACTTATATGACAGAAAATGATTTGAATAAATGGGAGATGTTAAAAATATCTAAGTTTTGTGATGAGTTGGTAATAACAAATGCAGCAACAAAATATAGTGCTAATGATTTTACTTACGATAATAATCTAAAGATAGATGAAAAAAAATATAATACTATTACATTTGAATGGTTTAAATCAGTTAATGAATTAAGGGATGCGTATCCTGAAAATGGTATTTTATTTTTATATGATATAAAAAATGAATCAAAAGAAAGTATAACCATTAATTTTAAAAAAATAATATTGTCTGCAACTCTTGATGGCACTACCGCTACGTTAAAATTATGTAATGATTTTGGAATGCGAAGATTTATAGAATCAGATAGTTCTGGAGAATTTTATAAAAATCTGCAATTGTATATAAGCGGAAATCCTGCTCTTTTAAATACAGAAGAAAAAGCAAAATTTTATGCTTTAAATTATATTAATTCATCCGTTACTAGTGAATATAATTCTTCTAATACAGCTATAGCGCAGAAATTTACTAAATCTAAAATTTTTGATTCAAGTTTAAAAATAAAATCAGGAAAGTGTGTTGCTAGTCAACAGGGTTATTACGATTTCTTAGAACCTAGATTTTCAGCCAATATATATATAAATGAAAATGTAGAAGGTTTAAAGATTCTTTCTGATTTAGCTTCTATTTTTAGAGGCGTTTTTTATTTTAGAAATGGTCTTTTAAATTTAACCACAGATGTAAAAAAACCTATTGTTTATTTATTTACAAATTCAAATGTTAAAGATGGAAATTTTAATTATACATCCGCTAATTTAGAAACATCTTTTTCTGTTGCGAAAGTGTCTTATTTAGATAAGACTGATAATTTCAAGGATAAAATTGTTAATGTCGAAGACAGTTCTCTTATAAAAAAATACGGTTTAATAGAAAAAGAAATTTTAGGTTTTGGCATAACTTCTAGATATCAAGCAGAAAGAATTGGAAAATGGTTTTTAGCCACAAGTAAATTAGAATCACAAACAGTTTCTTTTACCACGGGTATTGAAGCTACAAATATAAAAATTGGAGATATAGTTAGAGTGGCTGATGATCTTAAATTTAGTAAATTAGCTTTTGGTCGAATAGTAAGTTTAGATTTTGAAAACAATTATATTTATATTGATCGTGAGGTTGATCCAACAGTTTTGGGTAAAAAAATAAAAATATTTTCTATTGTAGATGACGAGCCTTTAGAAACTACACTGAGTATTTTTAAAGTTGATAATGCAAATTTAAGATTGCAGATTTTTTCTAAATCGTTTGTTTCTTGGAATTCGGTTGCAAAAATTTTATCCTCAGAAGATGGGTCTGTTGTTCGTGCTGACAATGATGGGTTAGCAGGTTGGACTAGAAAAGGATACACAAAGCAGAGTTTTGTTAATAATTGCCAATTGTCTTATAAGGTTACATATCCATCTACATATTTGGCTTGTGGATTGAGTTCGGTTAATAATATAACAATTGATCAAACTGATATTGATTTTGCTTTTTATATTTCAGGCGGAGGATTATATGCAATTGAAAAAGGCACTTATACTACCGCCAGCCCTTTTAATTTTAATAAAACAATAGATGAAAAATCAGTTTTGAAAATAGTTTTTGATGGAACAAAGATTATTTACTTTTTAAATGATGTAAATTTAAGAGAAGTTTCTCGTTCTGTTGGGAATCCTTTGTATGGTGTTATAGCTTGTAATACACCGTATGCTGAAGTAAATAGTTTGATTTTTACAACTTATCCAGATATAGATTATGGTAAATTTTCTAATTTGAGAGCAGATGCTAATTTTTCTATTTATTTTGACGACTCTTTAGAGTCGGAGGATTTGTATAGAATAATAACAATTAATGAATCATCAGCTAATGAATATAATATTACAGCGATGAGATATAGTAATGAAAAGTTTGATTACGTTGATGAAGATAAATATGTAGAAAAAAATCAAAACGTTAAAAAACAAATTGTTTTTACTACGGATGATTATATAAAATCGGCGCTTTCTGATTCTTTGATTTCAGCTAATAATAATATTGTTTTAAGAAATCTATCTTATGCTGAAGCGATTTCAACAGATTTTGATTATAGTTTTTATATTGAAAATGAAATTTTTACTTCAGATTTTAGCCAAAAAAAGTATGAAGCAGTAGAAATAGATTTTATAACTTATTTTTCTTATTTAACTCTTAATCCTTATGTTTATGGCTTATATTGCACAATAATAAAAGATGGTAAAATACTAAAGTTTAAAATCAATAAAAATGAAGCCGCTAAAATAATGGTATTTTTAGGAGAGAAAAGAGAAAATCTAGCTTCGCAAACGGCTCCTTCTTTTGATTTAGATATATATGCTTTTGACTCGAATATGAAATTAATTAATGTGTAATATAAAATATGGCATTTATATCTGGTCAAAGCATAACGTATGATGATCCTTTTGCGATAAAAAGCATAGATTTATCATTGAATAGTTTGTATTCTTCTAAGGATACATATTTTAATGCTAGTAACTTTGGTTATGATCCTGAAGTGCCTTTTGTTAGTGGATTCATAGCTCAGAATACAATAGATTTAAGATGGACCGTAGAAAGACCTGTAACTAAAGAAATAATTACTTCTTTTGTAGATGATTCAGTTTTTTCGGGCTTTATTGTTAATTTTTATGATACAGGCAAAAATTTAATAAATTCTGATTCGAATGGTTTTAAACAAACTAGATATTCTGTATCAACTCAGGATTTATATAATAGTTTTCTTATTCATACTGGTTCAGAGAATATAAGCAATTTAAATCAGTTTTATATAGAGATAGTTAGTAAAGATTTTAATAATAAAACAAGTACTGGTTTAGCTTTAATTAATTTTGGAGTTCCATCTATAAGTATAAGCGGTTATTCGGTAGATAATTATTCTTTATTGGATGTAAGATATACCGATAGAAGAGCTATACAATCTGTTGATGTATTCATAACAACAGGAACAAATTTTAATCCTGATGAAGATAGTTATTTATATACACAACAGTATAATGCTCCTAGTATAGATCAAATTATTATACCTGATTTAGATCAGATAAATTCTTCTTCTAATCTAGATAATACAATAAGATTACCATACTATGTTCATTTAATTCCTTATAATTATTTTACAAGCGGATCAAAATTTGTTTCTTCTGGAATCAAGCCAGCTTCTTATTCTCAAATAACTTTGCCGGATAAGATTGAAAATATAACTGGTTATTTATTTTATAATTATAATGATAGATCTAAAGATCTTAATTTAAATGCATTTGTAAAATGGGATCAAGTAACAGAATCGCAAGATTGTTCTTTTCATGTGTTAGTAGAAGAAAGCGGTAAAAATAAAACAAATTACGATTACTTTGTTAATAATAGATCTGTTGAAAATATAATTTCTATTTTTAATGGAACAGGTACTGGCGTAAATTCTACAGGCTCAGTTTTTAGTAATTATTCTTCTTCTGGAATACAATGGTCTGATCATACTATTTATTTAGATAATTTTGGTTCTTTGCCTACTGGAATATACGATCAATATTCTTCGGGAATCAATTATATTACAGAAATAAGAGTGCCTTCAGGATATTCAAATAGCCAAGAGGTATTTTTAAGTTATGGTTTTACTGGTAATAATCAATTTAGTTTTTTACCTTCAGGTGGTTATTATAGCGGAAGTGTATATACAGGAACATATTCTGATTCTAGATATATAAATAATATATCTATAAATAATTCTGGAGTTGATATTTTAGAAACTGGTGTTACTGGTATTTGTGTAGCTAAAAGAATAACTGGATACGCAAATTTTGTTCATAATTTGCTAGATCCAAGTTTTATATTTCCGGTAACACAAGATAATAATTATTTTGTAAAAGTTAGAGCAATTAATGATAATGAAGTCGTTTCAGAATTTTCTGATGTTTTGTTTATAGGATCTGGATATATAGATCAAACAATCAATTTATCTCCATTAAGTGGACGATATGTATTTGATGGAATTGGAGTTACTGGATATATACCAAAATTTGATGGAGTAGACTCTTTAACTACAGGAACATTATATTATAGTGGTTCAAATAATTTAGTATTTACAGAACTTCCAACAACAACAACTTCTGAAAATTTATATAAGTTAGTAATTGAGAATAATATTGTTAAAAAACAAATAGATACTGGCAATGGAACAGCTTTAATTGATGAATTTACTCAAGCAAGTCATGGATTCGTTGTGGGTGATATTGTTAGATTCGATGGAACTACATGGTATAAAGCGCAAGCTGATAGTGCCGAACACGCTGAAGTTCAAGGAGTAGTAAGAACCATTGTTGATTCAAATACTTTTAAATTGGTATATGATGGATTGATTGAAGGATTAAGTGGTTTAACACCGGGGCAGGTTTATTTCTTGTCAGCAACTACAGCGGGTGCGGCAACAACAACGGAGCCAAGTAATTTTGGTGAAGTTTCTAAACCTGTTTATTTTGCATTAACAACAACTTCTGCAAATGTTTTGACATTCCGTGGTGTTATTATTGAACCTCAAAATGGAACTTCAGGAACAAGTGGAACCAGTGGCGATCCAGTCATTTCTTCTACTTTAGCATATTATAATAATTCGACGCAAAGCATATCATCGTCTTCAAATACAAAAGTAACTTGGTCTACAGCGGATACCGCGAATACTCAAGGATCGATTGGTTTAACTTTCAATGGAACTGATAGATTTACAAATACTTCTGGAGATACAATTGTTATCACTGTTGATGGCTATATAGGATGGGCAAGTGGTGGAACTTCTGGCACATCTAGATCTGTATTTATAGTAAAAAATGGTAATGTTTCTTCTTCTCAAGGAAGATATTCATATAGCAGTATACCTGCAAACGATGATTATCCAGTAACTCATTTTTCTTCAGTTTTAGTTTTAAATAATAATGATTATGTAGAAATTTACGCTTGGCATAACGATTCAAGTTCACAAAATATAAATGCGCAAAGTAATTATCCAGCAAGCAGAATAATAATAGCTAGAAATGAAGGTGTAGCTGGAACTAGCGGATCTTCTGGAATAAATGGAACTTCTGGAACTAATGGTTCAAGTGGTTCTTCTGGAACCAGTGGTTCTTCAGGAACTAATGGTTCAAGTGGATCTTCTGGAACCAGCGGATCTTCTGGAACCAGCGGTTCTTCAGGAACTAATGGTTCAAGTGGTTCTTCTGGAACCAGTGGTTCTTCAGGAACTAATGGTTCAAGTGGATCTTCTGGAACCAGCGGATCTTCTGGAACCAGCGGTTCTTCAGGAACTAATGGTTCAAGTGGTTCTTCTGGAACCAGTGGTT